CTCCTATTTCTTAGTGGTGCTGGGTTTCGCACGTTTAGGTGCGCGGTTACCCTTGGATTTCAATGGGGCTTCCGCATTTAGCTTGCGCGAGTTTCTTTCCTCTTTAGGCTTTCTAGCTCGGTGATGAGCTTTGCTGTCAGTCTTGCCTTGATCCGCTCCAACTGCTCCGTCAACTCGGTCAATGTTCCGTGGAACAATGATGTCACCGTCAACGGCAACACAACCAGGTTTGGGATTTGGGGGTATTGGCTCAGCCAGATCCGGGGGATCGAGAATTGTTCCACGGTCAGCGTTGGACAGCCATTCTCTGAAACCATCAACATCAAAGTCCGACAGCTCAGAATTAGCGATATCTTCCATCCAGTCTGCTCTTCTGTTGGGATATTGCTTTCCGGCGTCCAGCTCCACTCCGTAGGTGTTAGTGACATTCTTGTATTCCTCAGCCCTTAGAGGATAGAGTTCAAGCACACGGCAGGCGAACTCACCTATGATAGGTGTTTCCTTGTCGGTCAGCTTAAAAGCGAAGGCTTTGTCTTGCAACTTCTGCCAAGGCTGGATGTTTCCAGGTAGAGCAACTGTTGTGTGAATCTTCACTAGTTGTCTACGGATGTCGCAACAAGAGTTGTTATCTCCGTTCCAAACGTCGGGCCCATAACGTCTGGCGAGAAAGCTAACTCCTGGCAATCCCCTCTTGATCACTTTCAGGTCTAAGACCTGGCCGATCATTGCGGCCGCTTTTGCGGCCGACTTCGGGTCAACGTCTGTGTCAAACCCGTCATCTCCTCCGTATATGCCAAGCTGGTCGTAAGCCTCGTCATAATCCAACCCCATCAGCAAGTACGCCAAGAAAGCAGCAAATGCTGTGATGGTGGTGTTCTTGGCACTCGTGTCGGCACCCCCCGATAAGGTGGCCCACAAGGTGTCATAGACAATCCCAAATGCCGTGCGAGCCGACAAGTGGTGATGTCTGCCAAGAAGTTCCAATAGTTCCGCATGGTACATAATGTGGAACGCTGCTGTGGTCATTTTCTGCCACAGAAGGTTGGTGACATTGCTGTTGTTTCCATCCATTCTCTCAAAGTCCTTCATCGCCCCATTGAACTTAGCCCTCATGGCAACCTCGGCCAAGCGATCCGCCGTTTCCAGTGGTGTCTTGCCGAAGGCGTACCATTTCTGACGTTTCAAGACGTATTCCGTGAACGCGTACATGAATCGCGCAAAATCGCGCTTGTCAGGACCGCAAATTGTCGATATCCCTCTTGGATCATTGACTTTCTGGTAGGTCTCTCTCTTCACAAACTGAGCAGTCACGCCGGTAGGGTTGGCATGTTCAGCCTGGTTGAGAATGGCTCGTTGCGATGGTCTGTTTTGTCGGGCATACACCTCTTCGAAGTCCACTGGGTGCAGTTTGTTGCGCAACTCAGCGGGAATTGTCCTGTCAATAAACGCGTCCATAGCGTCCAGAACAAACTTCGAAACCTTGATGTCAGGCTTCGCCAACTTCTTCACACGATGGTCCACCATCCGCTGTTCGTTGTTTTTGCATATTTCCGGAGCAAAGGCTCCGTCCATGATAGGTCTCATGAACGCTACCATGGCGGGCTTTGCCTCCTCTTCATAATCAGCTGGACGGGGCATGTACTGGAAGTGGCGAACTGAACTCACTAGGGAAACGCGTTCCTTCGTGGGCGCTCCACTGAGGTGAAATTCCAATAAAATCTCAGATCCGTGTGACGAAATCTCACGGCCTTCAGGAGTCTTATCAAGTTTCGACAGTACAGTTTGGCGGGTCAGTTTTCCGGTGATAGTTCTCGCGGCGCTCGCTATGTAAGAATCGACACTTGCGGGGATGCTACTTGAGCCATACTCCCCCGCAAGGCCGGTAACCACATCCAATGTGCCAGGTCCGTCCGGGCGGGTCACATAAAACCGTACAAACTTACCTGTAACTGGGTTGAACCGCTCCAGCTTCCGAGCCTCGACCCTCTTCTTAGTCAGGTAAACCATAACAGGGTTATAGGTCCTGAAGAGGGGAACAAGGAAGACTAGTTGATGGTCCGGGCCCATCTGACGGCGCTCAACGGCGTAACAAGCCATCGCATACTCAACTCCCATAAAGTCAAGTGTGATGCGAAGACTGTCTCCGTCCCAGTTCCAGATGTGGTGTCTATAGCGGCCTCCTCCGTGCACTCCATATTCGACCTCGCCACTCTGCAAGAAGCGGTAGTCATAGTCTCCGTGGTCCTTCGCCGCCGATGACGGTACAAGGGTGTAAAACAGATATGGCTGGAAGTTATCTACCAGCATCTGTTCAAGGTCGTCTACGTAGTAGTCGACATCTACCATGGAGATGATGTCACGAGGTAATGGTGCAAACTTTGCGTACGGGGCCATAAGGTCCTTCGCCCAAAACGAAGTTCTCGAATAAGCCCTACCGGAACGGGCGTCAGCGCCACTACCTTGGTAGTAGTAGGCGCGACGGCCGGTTGCATCGGCAATTGCACGCATGAGAAGGCTAGCGGTCGAACGCTCCGCGGCACTATGGCCGTGGGTATGGTTCGGGACCGCATTGGCGACGCGTACCTCAGCACGCGTAAACTCAGACTTGAGAATCAAGGCTTCCGCCCGATGCTCAGCACTCGCTTCGCTCAACCACTCGCTGACGGCTTCGTCGACTGTTGTGTCAACGATGACG